TTTAGGACCGTTATCCGTTAGGGTAACGATTTAAAGGGGGAATTCGCTACTCCCCCTTTTTTTATATAATTCTTTTACTTATTTTTGTATTATGTTAATTGGAATCATATTGTTTATTATTTTAATCCTATGTATTGGGATATGGGGTAAACACAAAAAAAATTTTTAAAATGAAAAAAGAAGTAAAACAGGAAGATTTATGGTGTGAGTATACTGATTTACCATCACCAATTGCTTATGGTAAATGTTGTGATTACGATAGTATGGGAAATCACGGAAGATTTCCAAAAACCAAAAATAAAAAATCAAAAAATATGAAAAGAACCATTCAAAAGTTAATTCTTTGGTTATCATTTAAATTCCCAAAGAAAAAAAGAAAATCAATTTGGGATTTATGAGAAACATAAATCAGATATTCAAGACTAATAAAGATTTAATGGATAATCCTGAAGTTCAAGAACTGATTGATTATTGTATTGAATTAGAAGGTCAAGTTGTCGAAAAGAAAATAGATGATACTTATAGTAAAGAAGAGATTTATCTTCAGATTCTTAAAGACATTTATGGTAGTTGTGATAAAACCTTATTTGACGATCATTTGGCAGAAAGGTTCAAAGAAACTCCAAGAGTAGACTTTAAAAGGGCTGTGACGAATCTAAAAAAGTATATGGACACCATATCACAGATGTATAGAATAGATTTATGAAAAAAATTGAATTAATAGAAAATTATTTTGGGAGTAATGTTGTAATCGACAATGAAAGTCTTTATACACATAAAGGTGACCAAAGAGATCCAAAAATTGTTGATGATTTAAAAAAAGAAATTCTACATAAAATGTTTGAAATTTACACAAAATTTGACATGGATGAATGGTATACTATATTAGAAATAATGGCCTCAAACTTAGATGAATACGAATTTGATCACGATAATTCAAAAGGATCATTTTGTCGTTCATGTGATGATTATAATAAAAACTATATTTATATTAAAAAAGATGAAACAGAAAGTTAAATTAATTATGGTTGACCAAAAACCATATATCGTGTCTTTGGACAATATAGAAATTGGTGATAAAGTAATTGTGACCGTAGGTGGTCAATATCCATCAATTGTTGATTGTGAAAACGAAAACGTATTAAATTTGATAAATGGATCTAAATTATCATTGAACAAAGCGTTTAAAATTTTTATGGAACCAGAACACATAAAATTTCCACAAGAACAGATTGAAGAAATTCTTTCAAATGATGGTCTTATGGATGTTGAACTTGAAGAAGGCATTTACAAATATTCAATATGATGTTATTAGAACAATATATACAGTTGTTTACTATCTTCAGTGTTAGTGTATGTATATTTGTGCATCTGTGTTATAGATATTACAAAAAAAATATTAAAAAAAGAAAAAAGAATTAATGGCTTATATTGAACACAACTTCTTCCCTTTAAAAGTTTGGGTTAGAAACGAATACTTGTATCAACATAAAAAAGGACTTGGTGAGTTGACACCAGGAGTTATAATCTCTGTTAGGTGTATGCCAGGTCAAGCGGCACTATTTCAAGTGTTAATGGAAAATGGTGTTTTAAGAGACAAACTCCCAAGTCATGCTCTATTACATGAACCTGAAATGCCAAATCCAGATTTACCATTCCATTACCTTCAAATATGGAATTGTTTTTCATATAACTTTACGTTATTACATTTGTCATATGTTTATGACACAAGAGTTGAGGTGTTTATGAAAGACAAAAAGTTTTATTCTGGAAGTTATTATGCGACCATAAATTGGGGAGGTAATGATTTGAATACCGACTTAACTTTGGCGGAAGATCCATTGGAACATAAATCACACCATATTATATTATTGGATAATGGACAAATTGCACTTCAACCAAATAATAGAATTAAGTGGTTCGAACCGAGTTTTGTTACAAAACCATTTCCTGAAAGACCAGACTATTTAGTTAATACTGATTATTATAATTGTGAAGGTTATGAGAAATGGCAAACTGAAGACAGCGATAGAATGTTCTATGATACAGAAAATTAAATGTAGTTATGTTTAAATATAAAGTAGAAGTAAAAGTGGCGACTAATCCTGAAATGGGTTTGGGGTTGTTTGCGAGTGAACCAATTAAAAAGGATAGTATTGTTTGGGAATTTTTAGACGGGATTGATATAAGAATTTCTAAAGAAAAATTAGAAAAACTTGACGAAGCACAAAAAGATTATTTTTTCAAATACGGTTGGTTTCAGGATGATGATTATATGTATTCGTCATGTGATCTCACAAATTTTATTAATCATAGTTTCCAACCAAACTTAAAAGTTGTTGATGAAATTGTAATCGCAATTAGAGATATAGAAATTGGCGATGAACTTTTTGAAAATTATCAAGAATTTGATCCTGATTTTGATGAGTATAAAGATACTTACTATTAAATAATAAAATGGTTAAGAATCCGCCAACCAAAACTTTGGATTTACACGGTATAAAACATGCCGAAGTTACAAGAGTTGTTGATCAATTTTTGTGGGAAGAGATGAAAAAAAGATCAAAAGAGGTCGAAATAATAACAGGAATTAGTGATCAAATGAAAACTATTGTAATTGAAAATCTAAAAGATTATCAATTTTCTTATAATGAAGAATGGAACAATCCTGGAAAACTTATCGTTAAATTAATTTAAAATGAGAAAACCAAGAAAAAAAATCACGGCAGATGATTTGATAATTGAACAAGAAACAAAAGTTGTAATTCCCGAAACCAAAATTGAAAAAGTTGAAAAAATAGAAAAAGATTATACTTTTTTTGTTAGTGATGAAAAATTTTCAACAACTTGGGAACAACCAAATAACGAATGTAATAGAACAACACTATATCAAACTTTAGAGATCAAAACTGAAAATTGTAATGATGTAGATTATTTTGTTTTACAAAGTAATAGATGGTGTTTTACTGACGTTGATGATCTAATTTATATTTTATTGGACTTCAAAAAACGATATGAAAAAATGAAAACACCATAGTTGTTTTTTTTAATTTAAATGTGTATCTTTATTCTATGTTAGAAGTAGAAGGTAAAACATTTCATAAGTTTGTAGAGAAAAAACAATATAGGACTGATCTATATTCAAATTTTTGTAGTATAGATAAAAAACAAAAATTTACAGACTATTATTTAAATAAAAACAAGGAAAGGTTTTATAAAGAAAATACCTTATTTTCGGAAGATGACTTTGTCAAACATTTTGGAAATCCATTTGCCGACGTTTTATATCATAGAGATAGATTTTTTATTGAAGAAAGTGACGATAAAATATCAATCAAATGTCAAATTCATTTAAAAAACAGAAGGGTCAATCAAAAATTTTTCGCAGAAAGAAAAATAACACATTACTTCTCATTCAATTTTAACACAAAAATGTTTTATTCAGGAACATTTTCAACCAAAAAGAAAAAAGTTATTGGAAAACAAATGAGGGTAAATCCAACATTTTATGCTGTAGAAAATTTTTTAAATAAAGTTAGTATTGATCATAGCATAAATCCGGAATCTAACTTTTATTTTTTCTTAGAAAAAATTTGGGATAGAATGGGAATTGAAAACCCACAAAACTTTCAGTGGGAATGTATTAGATCTTTTTATAGTTTAACTTACTATTTGGTAAATGGTATTAAAATCCCTAATGGTTGGAAAAAATTAACATCAGTATTCTTTTTAAAAAAAGATTTGAAAAAATTCAATATGAACTTGGTTGACACCACAATGAATAGGTTAAAACTTAAAGGGTCAAAAGTCAAACAAATTATTAACGAAATGGAATGGGTTGATTTTGACAGATTGCATATGGTCTATAATATTTTGGGTATTGATAGATTTAATAAAATTGAAAATAAATACTTTAATGATGATTACACAAGTGATCAACAATATCTGTCGTCGGATGGTCATAATAGAATGGGAAGACATTTTAATTGTTTTTATGGTGAAGATTTTAATTATCTTCCTAACAGACCACTTCCACAACTATCATCAAAAGAAAAAGATAGAGTTCTAAACATTATTAATTATTTTGATCGTTATAGATGGGGAACTTTAATAGAACATTTAGAGTTAAAACAGGACTTACTTAATTTAGGTGAAGACGTTAAATTTAAATTTGAAAATATAAGTAGTTTTAATTTAGAACACGAGGAGTTTAGTCGTCTTTTACAATCATACAGAAAAGGTGAAGTTGAAAGATTTTATGGTGATGTGGATATTTTAGAAACACCAATCGAACACGAAGGTGAAACTTATTATCCTGTTCTTCTTCGTAAAACTACGGACTATGAAAAAGAGTCCCAACACCAACGAAATTGTGTTCGAGGGTATTCAGAAAGACCTGATTGTTTAATCTTTTCAATTCGTAAAGGCTCAACGGATGGTGATGAAAGAATTACCGTTGAATACCAATACAGAAAAAATGAGATATTGAATGTTCAAGAAAGAGCAAAGTTTAATGAATTACCTTCGGATGAGTTTTCACAAGCGGCTAGAATCCAACTTGCCAACGTCAACCTTATGTATAAGATTGGAACTTTGAAGTTACCAAAGTTAATTAAAAAATACCGTAGCGGTAAAGTTATTGAACAACAGGCAACATTTGATGAAATGAGTGTGAGTGAGAAAAGATATGAGTCAAGAATTGTGAATATGACACCACAATGGGACACATACACACCTGAACTTTCATATTGGCAAAATGATATGTTGATGGCTTTAGAACAAGAAGCGATACCAGTTAATAACTGGTTTGATGAATTACCATAATTATTTAATATGGAAAAAGAAAAAGAAATACCACAACACATATTGGATTATTGTAAAGAAACTGAAAATTCAGTTTTAGAACCAAACATTATTAGAACAAGAAATATTACAAAACTTGGTTTAGATACTCTAATGGAAAAAAACATATTAGAATGGTCATCATCAGTATATTATGACGATGGGTATCATTATATGGAAGGACTCATAAGGTGGGGTAAAAATAACGTTTGGTTATATTTTAAAAAAATAGATAATGACTCTACTTATAAATTGTATATACTTACAATTACAAACCAAGACGTATTAATGTTATTACGCGGTTTAAATAAATATTTTACAATAGATAGAGTATGAAAGTAGCCGTTGTCTACACAATGGAAGGGTGTCCATTTTGTCAAATGATTAAAGAAGAATTAGAAAAAAATAATTTACCATATATTACAAGAGATATTAATGAACATGAAGAAGAATATGAAGAATTTGTTCGTGTTACAGAAAATGAATATGTTCCCGCTTTAATGTTATTAACATTAGATGAAGAAGAAAACGCTTCTAATGTAAAATTATTAGCCCCAGATAGAGACTATGAAGATATCTACGAGGGCGTTGAAATGGTTAAAACTTATTTCTTAAACTAAAATAAAATCTCTTATGTGACTTGATTCTTCAAGTTCTTCACATACTCCTGATATAATATAACTTTCTAAATCAATCAAATTACCAAATTTTAAATCCAACTGATTTAATTCAAATGGGAATATATCTAATATTAATGATTCTAACCACTTGGTTTTAACTTTGAATGAATCGTTATTTAAGGTAATCATCATATCATCGTTTTCTACTTCTTCAGGTGATTTAATAGAATATAAATTACAATTAAAGTTTTCACCCAAACCTAATTTATATACATGATTTTTAATATTAATTAAAAGTAAATCATAACCCCTCATGTTAGGTGAAAGACCGTAAAGTCTGTCTGAAGAAAAACACTCATTAGACATATCAACCTTTAACAACACAGGTTCAGTAAAATACCCCTCAAGAATAGAGGTTACTTGTGAAATATTTTCATCTTTACAGTCATAATAAATAATACCCTCACTTTCAACATACTTAATATTGAATAAGATATTTTTTGAAACGTATGAATTAACAAGAGTTTGTAATTCGTTTTGGGTTTTATCGTATTTCTTATTTGATGATATACTTGTATTAATGGGTTGATACTCCATTGTCTTATTATATGTAATCAAATCAAAAACACGAACATCATTAACTTTAGAAGGGTTGTGTTTAGAATAGAATTCTTTTAGTAATTCTGACAAATCGATTGTTTTGTCGTATGTTGTCGAACCTTTAACAATAAAAAAGTTCCTGACGTTATTAACTGTGATTTCAGTTTTTGCATCAGGAACTTCAATGTGAATTTTGTTTACTATAAGGTTTGCAAAAATATTACATATGCGTTTACCATCAAGGTAATTGTAAATTTCGTAGTAACTCATTTTTTTATTTTAAGCGTTTATTTGAATAATTTTATTGAAAATAAAAATCATTCTAAACACTTAATTTAAATTACTTCTTGTTGTAATACTTTTGTACAATTTTAGTAACGGCTTTTTTTACAGACTCAGTTGTAGTTTGTTGTTGAGTTTGTACCGTTTGTTGTTGTGCTTGTTGGTTATTTTTACATCCGCAGCCCATAATTTCTTTTTTAATTATTTTTTATCTGACTCAGCTTGTGGTTGTTGAGTCTCAGTAACCGGTTGTTCAGGTTGTTCAGTTTGTTGGTTTTTTTTACATCCGCATCCCATGACTTAAAGTTTTAAATTGTTTATTTATATATAAATATTTTTCTTTTTAATAATTTATACCAAACATAAGATAAATCAATTCTTTTTTTAGATATTTATAACATATGTCATTAAATCAGATAATAAAAAAGGTAATTAGAGAGCAGACTGAAAACGTCATAATGCTTACACCGGAAGAGTTTAAAGAAAATTTGTTATACTTTAATAGTGATGTTGCATTATTAAAAAGATACTACAAAAATAAAGATATAATCATTAAAGGTAATTTGGATTTATCTAATAATAACGAAATCAAAAACCTTAACGTTATTTCTAAAATAGAAGGCAATTTAAATATCCAACATAGTAGTGTAGATGTATTCGACGATAATAAAGCACGTAATGTTTCTGACCATGGTAGTGAAAGATATCTAATTAAAAAAAGAGAAATACTAAGACAAAAATTTGAGTATTTAGATGAACTAAGAAAAAAAGATGCTTGGAATATTCAAAACGGGAAAGAAATATCTTATCAAACTGAAGCTCTTTATAAGTATATAGACGAAAACGGTGAAGTGGGTTACTATGATGACGGAGTTAGTGAAGAAGAAGTGGTTGAAGACAAATATTTTATTTATCCTGAAAAATATCATCACTATGGCGGTAAAATGTTCACATGGTTGGGTGATGACAAACACGAAGCAGAATACATTGTTTATAATGAAGACAAAATAGAAGATGGTGCTAGAGAAGCGATACAATCAAGAATTGATGAACTTGGTTATGAGGCATTTAGTGATTGGCTTTGGGAAGATAACTTAGATAATGAAGCGGTTAGACGTTTTTTAAGTGAGTATATTTCAGAGTCAGTATATGATGACCCTGAAAATTGGGGGTTAGAAAAACAATTATCTGACAATCAAGAAAAAATTATTGCCGTATACAAACAAAAAATTGAAAAATTATCCCAGAAACTACGAAGTGAAGATTTAGATAGTGAAAGTACAAAAGAATTGTACTCTGAAATGGAAGATATCTATACCATAATAAAGGATATTAAAGAAAGTCCTGAAGGTGGTTACGATGAAGATGATATTGAATCAGTGATAGATTCATACGTTGATGATAATGAAGATAATTTCATTAGTTTTTTAAGAGACCAAGGATTTGGTAACGAAGAAATTTTGAATTTTGTGGATATTGAGGCTATTAAAGATTATATAATTAGAAATGATAGTTGGGGTGATATAATTGGAAGTTATGATGGAAGTGAAGAAGAATATAACATCAATGGACACATCTATATAGTAATGAGATTCAATTAATTTATTTACAGACTAACTTATTTTCTTATTTTTAATTTCATGGAGACAAACTGGGTATTTCAAGAACCTATCGATTTTGAACACAAACAATACGTTATTTTAGATTATTTACAAAAAGTAGATAAACAACTTAATTCCTTAAAGTTATATCCAAACTTTCAACAGATTTCTTTTCATTTGGCTAACATCAATTTAATTATTGAAAAAGGTCAATATCTAACATTAAATAGAGCAATCAAAGACCCAGATGATGAAATATTAATTTCAGATTTGATTGCAAACGAAGTACCACTTTTTACAAGAGAGGAAATAGGTGAAATCTATAATAGTTGTGTTTTTTCTTCCGATAAGTTAAAAGACTACTTTAATCAAGCAAAGGCTATTTGGGAGGTTGCAAGTGATACGATTGCAATTGAAGCAATACAAAATCAAAAAAACATAGAATCAAAACAAGGTCTTTTCATGATAAAAGATAATGAGGTTAATCATTTGTATGAATTTGTGATTAAACCAATTAAAAAGAATGGTGAAGAAACAAAGTGTATTATAAAAAAAGTTTGTACTTGTGATACCGATGATTTTGAAGACAAATTGAAAGATGTAAAAAAACCATTGATTAAAAATATCAGTGACCCTGAAGTGTATAAAGACTTAATTGTTTTTACTATTTATCACTCAAACCAATTTCCATTCAAAGAAACCATTTTACCTTTAGCTAAAAGAAAAGTGATGAATTATATGATACAATCTAAATTTATTTCAAAAAAAAATTTGACAAATAAAACACAATAAGTTAATATTAGACTATGGATTTAGGATTATACGAAATTTTAAAAAATTTATCAAAAGAATACCCAAACGATATGCAATTTGGGACAAAAGTTAGAACCATTTTAAAAGAAATGGGAGGAGATATCGACTCAGACTTATTAAGTACTTTAGTCGGAAAACAAGAAATGGAAACATTGAAAGAAAAAATGGAACCAACTGAGGAAGAGATTTTAAAGTTAGAAGAATTTTTAAGTAACATCAAAACAAAAGAAGATGGGATTCAATAAGAGATTTTTGAGTAAACAACATATCTTAAACAACCAACATCACATAATGAAATACCTTGACGCCGACGCTGTTTTTACAACCGACGAGTTTTCTCGTGCGGTGTATAGGTTATTTAATAGTGGTGCGGATGAAGAAACAATAATCAACTATATAAATAATAATAAATGAAAGTTAAATTAGAATACATTTGGCTTGATGGTTATAAACCTGAACCAAATTTAAGAAGCAAAGTTAAAATCGTAGACTACGAATCAATTAAAAATGTAGTACAAGTTGGTAAGTTACCGGTTTGGAATTTTGATGGCTCATCAACAAATCAAGCGAATACTGGTAATTCCGATATGATATTAAAACCGGTTAGAGTTTATACAAAATATGGGTTCCCATTAGAAAATAGTACTGTGTATGTTTTATGTGAAGTTATGGATTCAGAAGGTATGCCACATGAATCTAATATGAGAGCAAAATTAAATGAAGATGAAGAAGGTCTTTGGTTTGGTTTTGAACAAGAGTATTTTATCCGTGAAGAAATTAATGGAGGAATTTTAGGACACAAAAGAAACATACTTAAAGGTCAGGGAGAATATTATTGTGGAGTAGGTCACAATGTTGCTGGACGTGATTTTGTTGAGGACCATTTAAATATGTGTTTAGAATATGGTATCGATATTACTGGTACAAACGCTGAAGTTGCATTAGGACAATGGGAATACCAAGTATTCTCAAAAGGTAAATTAAAAGGTGGAGATGACCTATGGATGAGTAGATATTTTTTATATAAAATTTCTGAAAACTATAAGTACCACATTGATTTACACCCTAAACCACTTACCCATGGCGAATGGAATGGTTCAGGATTACACACTAACTTCTCAAATAATAAAATGAGAAGTGAAGGTGGTTATGAATACTTCTTAGCTATCTTCAATTCATTTGCATCAAGACACGAAGAACACATTATGGCTTATGGTTCAAACAATCACTTACGATTGACTGGTGGGTTTGAGACACAAGCGATTGATAAATTCAGTTGGGGTGTATCTGATAGAGGAGCATCAATTAGAGTTCCACAGGACACATCAAATGAATGGAAAGGGTATGTTGAAGATAGAAGACCGGGTTCAAACGCCGACCCATATAAGATTATCCGAGAAGTTTCAAAATCATTAGATACTGCTGAAGATATTTTAGAAATTAAAACCAACATGAAGTCTAATATTGACCTATCAGGATTGAGTAAAAAATATAAAACTTTATCAAATGACGAATTATTAAAAGAATATAGAGAAGAATAATGGAGAAAGAATGCATATGTGGTGGTACCGGACCTTGTCAGTGCCCACCAATTAAGATAGAACAAGTAAACCACCCAAAACATTACGGAGGTGAAAATAACCCATACGAAGCAATCAAAGTAATTGATGCGTGGGAATTAGGATTTAGTTTAGGAAACACAGTAAAATATATAAGTCGTGCAGGAAAAAAAGGAAAAGACAAGGAACTTGAAGACCTCAGAAAGGCACTCTGGTACCTCCAACACCACATCGAAACCCTTGAAAAGTAAAACGGGTCTCGATAAAGAAATAAACGTATTAGATGCAATAACAACACCAAACGAATTAATCCGTGAAACCTCTATTAACTTTATGTGGGGGTTTCTTGGAAATTCAATTGTTGTATTTGCAGCAAAAGAACTGGACTTTTTAGTTTTAATAAACTACATTGTTTATTACATACTAATATCATATATTGTGAATAGAAAAAAATATGAAACAATGTTAGGTAAATTTATAGTATTACCTGGGTCTGCAGCAATTGGTGCATTCACAGGTTATAAGTTAGCTCAAATAATAGCACAAACAATTTAGAAATGAAAGAGTGGAACCCAAATGACTATCAAGGACGAAGTAGAGACCATGTTGAAAGAAACTATAGAGTGTTTGCTCTGTTTTTAGTTTTAGCTTGGTTATCTGGGACCATTATTGTCTTTTATAAAATAATTAATTACATTTTTTAATATGAAACTAACGGAACAACAAAAAAATCAAATCCTTAATCAATATGAGGGTTTAAAAAATGACGAACAGACACTTGGTGAAATACACGAAATAATTGTGGATTTTTGTTTAGATGAGGAAGTTATCGACTTATCAGATGATGAGGACGGTGACCTATTTGAAGAGTTTTCAAATGAAGTTTGGGATTTATTAGAAAGTATAAAATAAGAAAATGATAGAAACGGGAAAAATAATTAACGGAGATTGTATTGAGGTGATGAAGACATTACCTGAAGCATGTATTGACTTGGTCGTTACAAGTCCTCCTTATGGGGTTGGAATTGCTTACGACGTACATGATGATGATTTGGAGTTCACAGAGTATGTTGAATTTGCTAAAGCGTGGTTAAGTGAGACGTATAGATTATTAAAAGATGATGGACGTATTGCTTTGAACATCCCATACGAAATCAATAGACAGAAAAAAGGCGGTCGTATCTTTTTTGTATCTGAAATGTGGCAAATTATGAAAGAGATTGGTTATGGTTTCTTTGGTATTGTCGACCTTGAAGAACAATCGCCACACAGAAGTAAAACCACAGCTTGGGGTTCATGGATGAGTCCATCCAGCCCATATATCTATAACCCAAAAGAATGTGTAATATTGGCTTACAAAAAACAACACATTAAAAAAGTTAAAGGTGAACCACAATGGAAAGGAGTTCCAACCGAAATTGAACAAGAGGACGGAACATTAAAGAAAAAAACAGTTTATGAGGAAAACGATAAGAAAGAGTTTATGGAACTTGTGTTTGGTCAGTGGAATTACTTTGCAGATACTAAATCACTCACCAAGGCAACGTTCTCGATGGACATTCCAACCAAAGCGATTAAAATATTATCCTACAAGAACGATATAGTCATGGACCCGTTCTCGGGTAGTGGGACAAGTTTGGTAGCTGCTGAAGTCTTAGGAAGAAGATGGTTAGGTATTGAGTTAAGTGAAAATTACGCTAAAATAGCACAAACGAGAGTTGATTATTTCAAAACACTCGACACTATAAATGAAATCCCACAATAGTGGGATTTTTTGTTTGAATAAGGTATTTATCTTTATGAGACAAATTATAACAGAATCTGGTATTAGAGACATTAATAATATCGCAAAAAGATACCCGAAGGCAAAAATATATTTCCACATAGATTTAGATGGTGTTACTACGGCACTAGCAATGAAAAACTACTTGGAACAATACGGAATTAAGGTTGTCGATGCTGAGGTTATTCAATACGGTGATAAAGAGTTTGCGGTTAAGAAACCTGAAGCCGAAAGTGATACTATGCCCGTTCTTGTTGATTTTGCTCATGGCAAACCAATGTTTGTTATTCATACAGACCACCACGACACACAAGCTGGTGTTGAAAAAGAAACATCGACATCGTTCAGACAGGCAAGGTCTAACGTAGAAACAATCTCACAGGTTTTATCACCAAAAGAAATATTCTCAGCAGAAGACGTACAATTAATTTCAACTGTAGATTCTGCAAATTATTTGGTTAATAATATAACTCCAGAAATGGTAATGAATTACATTTTTGATTACGATAAAAATAAAGATGTAAAAAATAACAAAACGACATTAGGTTTAGTGGTTAATAAATTACTATTAGCCTTCAAAAACAAACCAAAGTTTTTAGAGACATTGGTAATGGACGCTCAACCATCTCTAACTAGTATCTTCAATATTATTAAAAGAGAGATTAAAGATAAGGGTTATCCTGAACCTGGAGTGTTAAAACAAAACCAAGAAAAATATGTTGAGGCAATGAAAACCAATCCTAACGTAAAAGTTGAGGACGGCATTATTGTTCAATATGGTGGAGGACCATTTCACAAACCAGGTTCATATGATAGATACACACCATTTAGAAACAATCCTGAGGCAGACTTTATAATTATTGCTTGGCCTATGGGAATTGTTCAAGCATCTTGTAATCCGTTCAAGGAAGATAGAAAATTAAAAGGTATTAACTTGGGTGAGGTTAAAGATGTAGTTTTATCTAAATGGGAAGGTAGATTGAAAGAAAAACCAGTATCGTTATATACTATTAAAAGAGTGTCCGAAATGAGTGCCGGTGAAGGTTCAGTTGGATTTACATTCAAAGACTTCTTAGCGATTTATGGTGACAACTTCAAACAAAACAAAAAAGGTAAATTTTGGTTAGATAAAATTAAAGAAGCGTTAGAATCAAGATTCAAAGACCTTACACGTTTTGAACGAGATTTATTGAAACAGGTTGAAGTAAGTTCTTGGGACATCATTCAAGCAAATAGTGGAGGACACAAATGTATTACAAACATATCTGGTTTAAATTATTTAGGTAAAGAAGAAGATTTTGACCCATCAAAAGAATCACCATATGTTACGTTTACCAAAATGATTCAAAAGGAATTTTACAATGTGTTAAAAGGAATGATGGAAAATCCTAAAGACTAGAAAAACTAACCACATCACCTTCATTAATACCTAAGTCTCTACAGGTGTCACCTGCGACTTCTAGTATCATATCACCAAATCCGTCATAATACTCACAACCATTAATATCATAACAAGGTTGGCAGTTGTGGTGTATCTTGGTAATCTTATTATTATCCATCATAATAATATCTAATGGAACAATACATTTATACATCCAAAAACTTTGTTCAGTTCTACTTGGCATCATAAATAACATCCCATTAAAATTAGAATTAAAGTTTTTACCCATCATACCTGATTCAATTGAGTCATGACTAACAACAACTTTACATTGGAAAATGTTATCTTTGATTTTTACTTTCATATAATTTATAAATATCTCTTAAAAAAATTAAAAAAATTAA